GTGCGCGTCATTATGGGTCCTTATGGAAGTGGAAAATCAACATGGGCGGCTACAGAGATTGTCAGACGAGCTTGTTCAGTTCCCGTATGGTATGCAGGACGACGTCGAAGTAGATGGGCAAGGCATTATGGCAATAATGTTCAACTCAAAGACTTAAATACTAGATTGGTCCATATGGATAAGGATGAGAATAAAAATGGACAAGAAGAAGCCGAGTAAGTCCGCTGAAAAGGACATTTACGGGAAGCATGAGAAGCACTTGCATGAATTGCCTAAGAAGCAATTGAAGGTTCCTAAGCAAAAATGAGTCTATTGCCTTGTCCCTTTTGCGATAGCAATGATCTAAAAGCTAGGAAGCAAGCATTTAACACGCTTACAACCTGGTATTCGATAAACTGTATGTGCTGCAACGCTAAGATTCATCACTTAACACCTGAGCTTGCAATAGAGGCTTGGAATAAAAGGAGTAATAATAATGGGCGCTAAATACACCTCAAATAAACCAGAAGGCTACTTATCCACGCGAAACAATGTGTACCTTGACCGTGAACAAAAGCAAGAGGTTCGCACTTACAAAGAAGCTGGTGCAAGTCGTAATTTACCTGCACAAAGTAAAGCGAATTATGGAAAGAAAGATTACAAATAAGGAAATACCATGGCCGTAATCCAAAACAGCTGGGTAGAAAAGGTCAAGAAGAAAAAGGCTCATGAGACTGCGCCTGCCTATGAGGCATATGCGCAGAAAAATGACTTTGCCACACAAACAAGAAAGCCTGAAAAGCGTCATACACCATCATTAAAGGCAACCATGAGTAAGACTCTACGAGGGGTTAGAAAATAGATGCAATGCAGAAACTGCAACTATACAGATTCTCGCGTGGTGGAAACGACTCGAGATGATAAAACCAATCTCATCTATAGACGCCGAGAATGCATCAGGTGTGGCGTTAGATACACTACGCAAGAAAATCTACGTGAAACTGGAAATGGCCCCAATTACAAGACGCCTCCACCACGGAGGGTTTTAGAGAAATGATGAGTGCAGCAGATATTGCAAGGCGGATTAATGCCATGGAGGCATCGCGCAGGAAGGGAAAGCAAAAGCAAGTAACAATTGACGATACAAGGATGATTATACATGCACAAGGACAAGACAAGATTTATGTTCCCACTGCAACTGGCGATGTTGCTCATCACGATGATAGCTTTGTGCGCGTCATTATGGGTCCTTATGGAAGTGGAAAATCAACATGGGCGGCTACAGAGATTGTCAGACGAGCTTGTTCAGTTCCCGTATGGTATGCAGGACGACGTCGAAGTAGATGGGGAATTGTGCGAAATACAAGTGGGGAATTGCAGAGCACTACCCTTGCAACCTGGCTCTCCTGGTTTGAAGACTTAGGCGACATTAGAAAGCGTCAAAAACCAATCCTTACCTATGAGCACACCTTTAATGACGGCCATGGCATTGTAGAGCTAGAGCTCTTATTCATTGCGCTTGATAGGCCCGAAGATGTTCGTAAGATTAAATCCCTAGAGCTTACAGGATGCTATATCAATGAGCTTTCAGAGGTTCCAAAGGCAGCACTTGCGCATATGAAAGGACGTGTGAATAGATACCCTTCAAAAGCATTTTGTCATGAGCCTTATTGGTCTGGAATTATCGCTGATACTAACCCTCCTGAAGATGACCATTGGATATATAAAGACTTCGAAGAACAAAAATTTGACCACCATATACTTTTTAAGCAACCACCAGGACTTATAAAAAATGATGATGGAAAATGGGTACGTAACCCAAATGCTGATAATGCTAGTCATCTGCCTGATAATTACTACGAAATGCTGGCAGAAGGACAATCTCAAGAGTTTGTTAAGGTTTTTTGTCTGGGCGAATATGGTTCTGTGGGTTTTGGTAAACGAGTTTATCCTGAATTTAATTCTGACTTTCACGCTGTTGAGTCATTGGCTGCTATCCAAGGTGAGCAACTTGTGCTTGGTTGGGATTTTGGGCTTACTCCTGCTTGCGTGGTTATGCAACTCTCTGCTCGTGGACAACTTTTAGTGCTTAAGGAATATATCGGTGATGGTATTGGAATTAGAAGCTTTGCAGAATCCATTGTAATTCCAGCAATTTCTAAGGATTTCCCTTATTGTAAGATTGGAATATCCATAGCCGACCCTGCTGGAAATACTCGGAATGAAGTAATAGAAGAGATGTCATGTATTGGTGAGCTTAATTCTTTGGGAATTCCTACTGAAAGCGCACGCACTAATGACATTGAGCCACGCTTAGGCTCTGTTCGTTACTTCCTGAATAAGATGGTGGATGGCAAGCCTTGTTTTGTCCTTGATAGGCGTAATTGCCCAACATTATTTAAAGGATTCGTTAAGGGATATGTTTATTCACGCATAGCTGTATCAGGAGAAGAGCGCTATAAGGACAAGCCTAACAAGAATTCATTTTCACATCCCATGGATGGCTTGGGATATGGGTGCTTAGCGCTTGCCAGTGACAGGATTACACAAGAGAAGGTTGATAATAACAAGTATGAAAATATGTACAATCCAGTGATGAGGATATTTTAATGAACAAAGATGTATACCCGCAAGAGGTTGATTTTAATTATACAGTAAGATGTAGCAAGCATAATTTTAAGCCTTATGAATACTGTGAAATTTGCATGTTGAGATCAAAAATCCAAAATTTAACTGAAGAAAATGCAAGAAAGATAAATGCTGCAATATCTTCTCTCTACATTAATCAAAAAGATACTTATGATTTATTAATTAAATTAAGGAAGCAAATAGATGAAATGGCTATAGAAATAAATTTATTAAAGGAAAAAAAGCAATGACAAAACGCTGTATTTATTGTGGACGATATTTTAATAAATTAAACCATGAAAACAAATGTAAAGAATGCATAGCGGAATATAAATTAATACTTGAAAACATAAATCGCATTAAAAGCACTATTTATAAGGAAGCTGTGTAAATGGATGTTATAGATATTATTGGAATAGGCCTGGAACAACTTACACGGAGCAATCCAATGGAATTCCCTGAGCTAAATACCGAAGAGGTTAGACATAGCCTGATTCATGACCTCCAAAACATGGTAATGGACATAGAAAAGCTTAAGAAGAAGTCAGGACTACTAGAAGATAGAACAATGATTCTTATACAAGAAAACGCCAAACTTAAGCTGCTCTACGAAGATGTATGTCATGAGTTAAGCAAATTACAATCGGATAAAAAACAAACAAGGAAAAAGCCATGAGCATTCAATCAGAAATAACCCTAATTACAAGTTTTGCAGGTGAGAACAATAACGTAGTTCCCAGACTTTGTAGGCTTTATTGTCCATCAAATACATTATCTGAAGTGGCAGCTGCGGGATTCCTTGATAATTACCTAAATACTCAAGGCGCGAATCTATTAGCTACAGACTTTGTATTTGCTGTGGCATCTAATGGACATCAAGTTTACAAACCCGTGTTTACAAGTGGTTCATGTCAATTAACTGTTTTACCATAATTAAGGAGAATTAAAGATGTTATTGCAACAAGCTATAGAGCTATTACAAGCAGGAAAACAAGTTTCTCGTGCATCATGGTTAGAGAAAAATGATTATTTATCCTTAATGCCTGGGATGACTCATATTTGGAAGATTGTGATTAAGCCTACTACTAATGCAGGAAATTACATATTTTCTCTTGAGGATTTACTTGCAGGTGATTGGCAAGAGTTTGAATTGGCTCAAGAAGAGGTATGTGAAGTAGCCGACGCCGCTTAAAGAGATAATGAAGTAAACTAGGGCAGCTCTAGCATGGATGCAAAGAGCTCGTCCTTTAGTCTAACTTAACCCACGGATGGGGTGATAGCATGGAAAGCATTGCCGAGCAAATGTCAGTCGATGACATTGAAAGTATCAATGAACAACTCCAAGAGCGCATGGAAGTCGCTGGAATTGATGAAGCCGAAGTTCTAAAGAAAGCCCGAGAAGATTTAGTTCTTTGGGATGGGTATTTCGATGAGAACGTGGTGCGTGGTCGTGATGATATGAACTTCTTATTGCGAGACCAATGGTCAGCGGTTGAGCGCTCAGAATTCTCAAGACTATTCAAACCCGCAATGACATTTAATAAGCTCTATGATGTCACCAAGAAGATAGTGGGTGAGCAGCGTAAAAACAAGCCTGATTTAATGGTTCGCTCATTAACTGGTAAGGCTAATGAGAAGCAAATTGATTTACGCGCTGATTTAGTGCGTACAATTTCATACAAGAGCCAAAATGACCTAGTTTATCAGACAGCATTTAAATCAGCTCTTATGATGGGATATGGTGCTTTTGAAATCTGCCTTGATTATGAAAATCCTCATTCATTTAACCAAATCATACGCTACGAGCTAATTCCTGATGCATCAAGAACATCCTTTGACCCAACAGCCATGATGCCACACAAAGGTGATGGGAATTTCTGCTCTCGCCAATATCTTTATACAAAACAAGAATTCTATGCAACTTATCCTCATGTAATGAATCCAGTGTCATATTCAGATCCTAGGTCTTTACTAGATTTCCAATGGGAAACTAGAGATACCATTGTTGTCTGTAAATACACGCGCAAAGAATGGTACCCAGTTAAGCTTTATTTGCTCTCAAACGGTCAAACTGTAACTGCAGAAGAATGGGATGAGATGCAAAAAGAAATTGCAATGCGCAAAGAGCTTGCGAGTTCTTCACAAGTAGTAGGGGATTTAATACTACGTGAAATTCCTGAAATTGTGGGTGAGCGCAATAGCAAAGATTATAATGTTCGCCAATACTTTTTAACTCAAAATCAGATTATTGATTTTACAGATTGGCCATCAAAATACTTACCTATTGTCTTTGTTGACGGCGATTCAAACTACATTAATGGCAAACAATATACCAGGTCGTTTATTCATGAAGCAAAAGATGCCCAGAAGTTTATTAACTATGTAGGCTCAGAAATTGCTGCAGAAATCAAAAACCGCAGGCGCGAACAATGGATTGGAACTCCGGATAACATTCTTGGAAATGAGCAAGTATGGCGAAATCCTGAATTACAGTCCGGTATTTTGACCGCAAAACCAGATCCTAAAACAGGGCAGATGCCACAGAAGATGCCGCCATGGGAACTATCGCAAACTTTATTACAACAATTCCAGCGTGGCTCACAAGACATGCGTGAAATCATGGGATTTTCTGAAAATGAAGCACTCCAAGGCCATGACATGTCTGGTAAGGCAAGACGTGAGCGTAAAATGGAAGGCTCGATGTCTGCTTATGTTTGGTTTGACAATCTAAATCAGGCTATAGAGCAGGGTGGTCGTGTCGTTCTTGATTTGCTTCCTGTCATTGCTGGGGACTATGAGCGACATATGATTGTTTCTAAGGCCGATGGCCGTACTGAGTCTGTCACGCTTAATAAGGTGGTTGGACAAACAGAAGATGGTGAACAAATTAGAGATAACGTGTTAGATACTGGTGATTATGATGTGGAAATTGATACAGGTCCTAGTTTTGCAGTTCAAAAGGATATTGCGCTGGAATTCTTCCAACAAACAATCCAGGCTAATCCACAAACATTCCCGCTTATTGCAGACTTATGGGCTAAAAACCTTGATGTTCAATTCATGCCCCAGATTGCAGAGCGCTTTAAAACACTTGTACCTCCTCAAATATTGGCTAAAGAGGAAGGAAAACAATTACCTCCTCAGCCTCCCTCACCGCAAGAGCAAATGATGCAAGCACAAATGCAGCAACAGCAGCAGCAAATGGCTATGAATGAGCAGAAAATGAAGATTGAAGAGCAGCAACTTATGGAGCGAGCTGAAGAATTACGCATCCGTAAAGAAAAGCATCTGCTAGAACAAGCAGAAATGATTATGAAAGCTCAAGAGATGAAAGAAAAACGAGGACTTGAGCGTCAAAAACTGCAGCTTGAAAGTGGCAAGTTGATGCTTGATTCTGATAAATCTGAGAAAGATTTTGCATCAAAGCTTGCTGCAGTACTTACAGATATTCATAAGCACCACAACCCTCAAATACCATCCAATGAAAGATAACCCAGAAACCCAGCCTGGGTTATCTGGGTTTTTAAATACCTGCCTCTAATAAATTCACAAATTTATAACTATTTTCACAAGTCGTACATATGGGGTTCAATCATGGAATTATTCTTGAGATAATTTAACCAACGAGGAAATGGATGTCCTCAGGGTTTCAGGCCAACCGTATGGTCTAGGGCACGTGGAAGTGTCAAGTGGAGCAAGAAATTCATGGATGAAGATCAAAACGCATTAGCCGAAGCTTTAAGCGGTGATAATGAAGATGTTGAGAATGGTGGTGTGGGTCCAGGTGATGCTGAAGAACAAGGAGTTCAAGACGCAGAACAAGGAGTTGCATCAGAGGACGATCCCTTAAGTGTAAAGAAACGGCTAGGGATGCAGGCCAAAAAGCATCAGCGTGAAATGAGAGCATTGCATGAGCGTTTATCGCAAATGCAAGCAATGATGGAATCTGATAGCGCCAATCCTCATTCATCGACTTATCAACCCGACCCTTATAGTTCTCCTGGGCAACCAAGTTCGCCTGGCGGAAATGAAGAGGATCGAATACAACGTGCCGTACGCATGGCTCTTGGAATGAAGGAACATGAAGAGCGCCAAGCTAAAGATGCAGAACGACAAGCTCATGTACATAAGCAATATCAACGCTTAAATGATGAATTTGATCGGGCTTCTGATAAGTATGAGGACTTTGATGACGTGGTTAGAGGGGATGATATCCCATTTACACCACATGTGCGGGATGCACTATTACTCGTCGAAAATCCAGCCGAAGTAGCTTATAGACTAGGTAAAAACCGTTCAGATCTCGAACGAATATCAAAACTCCATCCCTTAGATCAGGCTCGCGAAGTCAACAAGCTGTCGTTTAGTCTAATGGGAGGTAATAACGGTAAAACGTCATCCTCTAAGCCTACTCCCTTAGGCAACATCAGACAAAACCCAGCGAATGCTTCACAAGCCATTACGGATAAGACTCCGGCTTCTGTAATAAGAGCCCGGATGAAAGCTGGCACATGGAAGTGATACCAGGAGTTTTAAGGATAAAACTCGCTTGAGACCCAGTTTTACGAAGTGTGCCCATTTAATGGATTAAATGGAGACCTCGCAATGGCCAACCAATTTATTACTACTGACCTAGTCAGTAATACTGCGTTAGCAATGTTTGCTAACAATGCACCATTTGTAATGACTGCATCACGAATTTATCAAGATGATTTCGTATCTTCTGGCTATAAAATCGGTGATACCTTACAAGTACGAAGACAAAACCACTTCATCGTTGGTGATGGCTCTGTAGCTACTCCACAATCAATTATTGAAACCGTGGAAAACATCGTTATTGCTCACCAGTACCATGCACTAATTGCCTATACCATTCAAGACTTGTCTTTAAGAATCGAAGATTTCTCAAGATTATTTATTGCTCCTGCAATCCAAGAAGTAATTACCCAGATGGAAAAAGATATAGCTTCATCTGCTGAACAAGAGCTTAACTTCTTTACTGGTACTGCTGGTGTTGCTATTAACTCGTTTACCACTGTAGATACTGCTGGTGCTAAATTGCTTGAGCAGGGCGTAAATATTGCGTCTGATGCTTATATGGCTATGACTGTACGAGATGGTTCTAGCTTGAAAGGTGCGCTGTTAAATAACTTCACTCCAGTATTTAACGAAGACATCGTTCGTTCTTCTGCAATTGGTCACTTGTCCTACTTCGACATTTTCCAATCTCAGAATATCAAACGACATACCGCAGGCGCTGGCCCCAGACTACATTCTGCTGATGCTCTTTTGGTTAATGGTGCTGTGTCTTCTGGTAGCACTATTGTTATGGATGGTGCAACCGCTCTTGTTACCGATTACTTTGTCGTTGGAGATGTAATTTCAATCGAAGGTGTAGAGTCTGTTAACCCAGTTGGGCGCGCAGCTACTGGACAAGACATGCAGTGGGTAGTTACTGCGAATGCAAGTTCTGATGCGGGCGGTAATATTACAGTTTCTGTAAGTCCAAGTATTATTTCTGATACTGCAAATCCTAACCGTAACGTAAGCAATGCAGTCCCTAACAATGCTCCTGTGACCATGGTTGGAAGTCATAACGTAAACGTTGCATACCCATCACGTGGTTTAGATATTGTTTGTCCTCCACTTTATAAGCTCCAAGTTCCTTATGCATCTGTAGCGGTAGATCCAGAAACTGGATTATCCCTGGCTGTTACCCAAACTGGTGACATTTTAGGATATCAAAACTACATGCGTATTGATCTATTGTGCGGCTTTAAATGGCACCAACAATATGCTGTGCGCGTATTGTCTTAAGGGGTAGATGATGCTGACTTGTGTCTATCACCCAATCGACAGCATGCGTGTTGTTGAAGAAGATGAAGCCGAAATATTAATGGCGTCTGGTGTTTGGTTTGACAGCCCTACTAAAGCTCGGGAATACCGAGCCAAGGTAGAGCAAGAAATCAAAAAAGAGAAAAAACTAGATAAGCCAAAGGACAAACAACAGGAGAAATCCAAATGAAAGATGACAAAATGGTTCAGTCTAACAATGCCTTTGTACGAGCTGAACAAGCAAAGATGAAAACTCGCATGGGAAATCGACCTGGCGCACCTAAAGAAATGCTCGAATTCAATGCATTTATGAGTAATGATGGCGAGAAAGCCAAAAGTTCTGCTCGTAAACTATGCAAAGGATTGGATGATGCGTTTCCTCTGAAATAAGTCTGATGAATCGACATGTCTTTTTGATGTGTCGATTTTTTTTGATTTATTTATCATAAGGAGATTGCCATGACTCAGGTCGTAAGAACAGTAAATGAGCTAATCATTAACTCATTATATTTGATAGGTGAATTGGGCGTTGGCGAAACTCCTGATGCATTTATGCTGTCTTCTGGTCTTGAACTGATAAATGAGCTCTTGGCAAAATTTGATTCAGACAGTATTTATATACCTTATTTGACTGAATTATCATTTGATATGGTTGCAGAGCAAGCAACTTATTCTATTTCAAATATTATTTCTGCAGATATCACTAATAACAGAATTGTAGATTTAAGTTTTGCAAATTATACGGTTCCTAGTGCAGGACAGGGAATTATCTATCCTTTGCAAATCATTAACAAAGCTCAGTATTTTGGTGTAACAAGATTAACCCCGTTAAATACTCGTCCAGGATTTATTTACCTTGATAAACAAGCCTTAGAAAGCTTTGTTACTTTATATCCAGCACCCGATCAGCCCTACCCTTGCTTGCTTGGGGTAAAAAGAACATCCTATCGAAACCAACGGAAATACTTCCAACAGCTGGAGTTCCTACTTCCATCAGCAATGAGTTATTGCGTCTAAACGGTAGCGTTGTACCAATACCTGCATTTTCCCAGACTTCTGTATAGTTCTGAGAAAATAGAAATACCCTTCTATGAAGTGTTCTACATCCAACAATAGTTCCCGGATGTGATGTAATTTGACCGGATTGGACTTGACCAGAAACACGAATAGTATTAGTTGGTAATCCATTCGTAGTTAAATTTATAGGAATCCCTGCAATAGCATTCGCATAACTTGTTGCAAGCTTGATAGTTCCTGGGTTTGTACTGGAAGCACCTATCCTTATGACATAATAAGTTGTCCCTGCTCCAAGCGGTGCTGGTAGCGTTCCAGTTGTTGATACAGTTATTGGGACACCTGTTGCAAAATTTGCATTGCTAAGACTTAGAGTTAACGTGTCTGTTCCTGCATTAGCTGTAAATGTTGCCTGTGCTCCACTCCATACCATTCCTTGATTTAGAGAAGATAGTTGGAACTCATTAGTGCCGCCATGAGCAACTAAAAAGAATCCATCTAGATAACAAACATCAACGGGCGCACTTGGAAATCCAGTGTCAGTAATTGCCTGAAAAGTACTGGCATTGGTGTCATAAATATATCCAGCTTCACCATCTACAAAAATAACCTGATAGATGTTTGCATCTACTCCTACATATCCAGAAGTAGTACCAATATTCCCAATTTTTGTGGTTGTAAGGAAGTTTGTGCTTCCTGTAGTTCGGTATACAGACCCACCATATACTTGATAAATTGCATCATTAAATACAAAAGAAGCTCGCGCACCTCCTGATTCGACTCCAAAATCAAGTTCTGAATCAATAAGACCGGCGGTTGGAAGTAAGGTTTTTGGACGCTTTCCATCGGGATCCATATATTCAAATAGATTGACAGTGCGCTCAGCATTTATAGTGCTCACACGTTGATTGTCATAACTGCCAACAATGTCATAATCTTTTCTCATATTAATACGCCAAAATATTTTGCCAGTAGAAAGGCTCTGGTCTGCTTAATATGGCCGATGGTCTTACGGTTAAATCTGTCTCATTGGCATTCTTAATAATGTTGAAATAATCTTGATATTCTTGTTCTGCAGATATCACTAATAACAGAATTGTAGATTTAAGTTTTGCAAATTATACGGTTCCTAGTGCAGGACAGGGAATTATCTATCCTTTGCAAATCATTAACAAAGCTCAGTATTTTGGT